ATTCTTTCCTATAATTATTTCTAATTGTTTTAAAATCATCAAATTTATTAATTATTTCAAAATCAAGTCTAATCCAATAAAAATCATTTACAGCCCAATTTTTAAAATAATTAATAAATTCATTTTTAACTTGCTTTGGTAAATTAATTAACACTTCATCAATTTTAGAGTATTCTCCAAGTCTTTGAAGAATATTCATACCACAATATGGGTTATTTTTACCATTTTGTTCATATGAATATAAAAATTCATTTTGTTTTGGTTCACCACCTTTTTCTAAAAATAATTCACTAAAATTAATTGGGTCATCTTTAAATTCAAGTCTCCATAATATACCACCAATAAATAATACCCAAGCTTTTGGTGCTTTAATTAACCCATTATGTGCTTGAAACAAAGCTTTTAAACCTAAAACATTATCATTAAATGAACCATCAAACATAGTATATGTTTCTGGATAACTTTTAGGTTTAACAACCCCTTGAAATGGAAAACAATGTAAAAATAAAAATGCTCTTTTATAAGTGGTTAATTTTTCAGCAGTTTCTTTAAGTTCATCAGATGTTTGTTTAGGGTAATTTTTTTTTATTTCTTCAGGGGTGGTGTATTGTGAATAATAAAATGCTGAACCAAATAAACTAATTTTATAATTAGTATTGAAATTATAACCTATAAATGGTATTGTGTGTGTTACATCTGGTGACTTAGCATTTGCAATAAGTTGAACTAATTTAGTTCTAAAACCAGAAGGTTTAGCATCTTCCCCTGCATAACGTGTTATATAATTCATATATGGTTCACTATAAAGGGTCATTTGTTTAACTTTAACATTTTTATCTGGTCTAGTAGCTAAATTATCCCATTTTTCAAATTCTGATGGGTTTATTTGAATGATAATATTATTATAATAATCATCAGATTTAATATGATTAATCGTTGTATTATTACATACATCAGCAAAAAATAATGGTAATGTAGTTAAATTACCTAAATCATCACCAACACCATTATTTGGACTACCATTAGGATTATCATAAGGAACTACATAATTTATTTCACTATAAACATTAATAGATTTATTAGCATCCAAAGGATTAACATATAATGTTGTATTATCATTACCATTAAGAGCTTTACTAAAATTACTATAACTAATTTTTTTACCAGCGAATTTTGTACTATAATTAGTTGCTGCTAAACTTTTTTGACCAAATGATGGAACATGATTTTTACCATCAACTTTATCAGCAGCAATAATATTAACATATATTGCTCCATCATTTGCTTTAGATGGGGTATATACATAGTCATGCCCAACAAATAAATAACCACTTTCCTTTAATTTAATAGCATCATTTGGTTCAAGAAATTTATTATCTTTATAAAATTTAATTTTATTAAATCCTTTGTTTATTGGTAAATAAGATTTACCTTCTGCACTTAATATATAAGAATATTTAAAATTACTACCTTCCTCTTGAAATATGTCATTGTCTTTACCAAACTTTTCTATTGCTTCATAAGTTAAACTATTTATTGCTCCTTTAAGTTGAAGAGCGTTATTACCACTCATAATATTATCAATTGCATTTTTAAGATTCCAAGCTTCCAATTTTGCATGCAATGTTATTAAATCATTTGATATATCATTCCTATTTGCAAAACCTAATAATAAGAATCCTCTTAATATCATTAGTAATTTTGCACTATCAGCATTACCTTTATAAAGTTCTTCACGTGTACCTAATATAACTTCGTATGGATTTTTATTAACTTCCAAAACCACACCTTGAGTACCAATAGGTATATTACCATCAACAACCGATATTGGCCACCATAATTTTTTTCCAACATTAGCACCACTAATACCGTTTATAGCATTTAAATAAGTTTTATCCTCCTTAGCTTGAGTAATCATTATATCAATTAATTCTTCAGTAAAGAGTAATTCAGGTACATTGTTTTTATTTACATCAATACCCAAATATTTTTCATAATAACTACCATCTTCTTTTTTCGCTCTATATTCTGGCCAAGGAAATATTTTATCCTCACTATTAGATACATAATTAAAATTATTAATTAATTTACCTAATTCACCTTTTCTTACACTACTTTGTTCAGCGTTAAAAGATACATCCATCATGCTCGATAGAAATACTTCAACAGATGTTGTTAACACTCTAAATAAATTTCTAATACTGGAATCAAAACCGAATTTTTTATTAAGTTGAGCCTTTGTTTTTAAAGCAATACTATTTTCTTTATTTGTTTTTTCATTATTTAATGCTTGAATAAAAGCATTTATTCTATCAACAGCAACTCTAAAATCCAAAAATATATAAGTATATTTATCATAACCATCTACTTGTAACTTATTAATAATTGTGTTTTTAATATCCTCATAATAAGGTAACCCAACTGTTCTGTATAGACTTTTAATTTCATCAAAAGTAGAGTCATTTTGTTCTAAATCAGTGTCATAATCAGTACTAATATTACCAGTTGTATTTGTAATAGAACCATAAAATGTATAACTTTCATAAGTAATATCACCCGTTTCACTTAATAATTGAGTAAATATTGGTTTTAATTCAGGTGTTAATTTGTTTGTAATACTATCACTTTTTCTATGTACAAGGTCAAATTGTTTCTCTTGAAAATCATTTAAAAAAATTATAAATGATTTCCATTCTTCACTTTCACCAGCAATAAAATTACCACTAACTCTACCATGACAATAATAATCAGATTTAAAATCAGAAGAAAAATTTGAAAATGATGAACTAACATCATTTACGAATGTTACGATATTTTCTTTCAATTTATCACAATCTGAAATAATTGCATTAATTTTATTTATTGATTTAACATCAGCATCATCTTTCTTTATTGTACTTGCAACATCATTAACTGAGCTTATTTTTTTTATAGTCTCATCAATTGTTAGTATTGAGCTTGGGTCTTTATATTCGCTTTTTATTTCTTGAAATTTCTTTTTACCAATCTTTGTGTTTTCACAAGCTCTTAATAAAGACATTTGCATATCATTTAATAAAGCATATGTGTAACCAATGAAGTCACATTCAATTTCAAAGTTTCCAGTTTGTGAATTGAAGTTTGAATTAAACCTAATTAAATGCAAACAATATTCAATTGGATAACCATAATACCCTTTTAATTCCAAATGAAATAGAGGGTAAGGCATTTGAAAAAAGAAATCATATTTACCCTTACCGTTTTTTCCAAATATTGCAGCTCCTCTGACATCAATTAATTTAATTTTAATCATTGGTGCCATTGAAGAATTAAAGTCTATGTTAATGGATTCAATCCCTAACATTTCACTATAATCCTCATCACCATTAAGACTATAAGATTGTAGATTGGTATAATCAGTTGTTAAATAAGGGTCATCGCCTTTATTCTTTTTTGTTCCAGATAAAAAACTTATTTCATT